ACGAACAAGGTCGCTTTCATCGACGCTTCCTTCATTCTCCCCAAGCTGCCCATGCTCAAAACGCAGGATACCGTCTATTCCTGCGAGGAATGACCGCCCGTCAGCAGTTCCAAGCCTTGCGGCTCCAATAATTTGGGCTGAAAATGTTATCCTTGCCCGTTATTCCCCCTGATCGAGCACAGTAACTTTTCTTTCTGGCTGGCTGATCCTTCTTGATGGACATCTTGGGATCTCCGAAACGGACGATCTTCGTTTTGCCATTTTTCTTGACGAGGACTGCGGACTTCTTCTTGCCGCCAGGCGTCCGCTTCACCTTTCCGTACCCGCTGAACGTCTCTCCACGGTGCGTAATCATTTGAGCTTCTTCTGAGCCTTGTGTTCCCGTTTGTCAATCATCCTCCACCGTACCACCTGCCTCCAGTCGCTTGTCACCGTCTCCATAACTTCTGTCTTTCCGTCCTGCAGTTCCACTTCCACTGGCAGGTGAGCACTGTGCGGCAGGAACCAGTCCGCTTTATTCCATTGGTTGAGTTTCACGGCTGGGTGCAATGTGCGTTTTGGCTCGGGTAACGGTTGGGCATAGCTCACCCCTTGTAAGGGGGCGAGCTTTAGATGCAAATGCGCCTTGGACGGGGTGTCTGGGACATTGAGGGATCCGCTCGGGCGTGCCTGCTGCACACGGATTGACCTCGGCTCACTAGGTAAACCTACACTCTTATGCCAGCGGGTGATCGCTCTGGCTGCCGATACTGAGGATCAGAGGCTGATTCCTAACCCACCTTGCGGTGCGGCGGCTTGTGGGCCAATCTCAGCTTGAGGTCTTTGCAGCGTTGCGAGCTGCTTACGCATCAGGGCATAAAAAAGCCCGCGTGGTAGTAGGCACGGCGGGCTTTCAAACTGACGACTAAAATTGTTTTGCTCGTCGCGGCTACTACCCCGCTTGACGAGGAAGAGGAAAGTTACGAATTAACAGGGGGGCAAGATTTATTTCAACAATTATGAGAAAAAGAGTTGCAAGCTAAGTTAAAATGTATCTTATCAGTCCCATCGAGAGGCATTCCGTCTCTCACAACCAGTAAAAACAGAACACATGAATAAGTCACAACATTGGTACGACAAGGATGGGAAAGCCGTTTTCGAGGTTCCCAAAGCCAAAGGCGGCGGGATGCGGGCCACCACGCTGGCGGATGCCAGAAAGCTGGGACTCTATCCCAGCGTTACAACCATCATGAGCGTCATGGCTAAACCCCAGCTCGACGATTGGAAGTTGCAACAGGTCGCTGAACGGGCCTACGCCAACCCACCGCAGGACGGCGAAGAGGCTGGAACCTACGCCCGCAGGACCATCGAAGGAGCCTTTGAGCAAGTCGGGGATGCAGCCGATCTGGGAACCGCTATCCACGGTGCCCTAGAAGCCCATTTCCAAGGCTTTCCCATCCCCGAGGGTATGAACACCTACGTTGAGCCTGTTGTGGCCGCGCTGGACAAAGCAGGGATTCGGCTGATGCAGCACGAACTCCGGTTGGTTAACGCTGTGAACGGCTACGCTGGCACCACCGACGCAGTGATGGTCCGTGACGGGCAGCAAGGCATCCTAGACTTCAAGTCCCGCAAGACCAAGGCGGGCGTCAAGTGCGAGCCGTGGGATAGCGAGCCAATGCAAGTGGCCGCGTATGGTGTAGCCAAGTTCCTCACCGTCCCCACCTGTGGAGCCAACGTCTACATCTCCACCACTGAACCAGGTCGTGTAGACGTGGTGCATTACGACCACAGCCAGCTTCACGCCGCTTGGCACGCCTTCCGTAATATGATTGAACTCTGGCAGTACCTCAAAGGGTACCGCCCGCCCTCTTTGTCAGCAACCAGTAACCAGTCAGTCAACATCAGTAACCAATAAAACATCATGCCCATTAACGTATCCAACAAAACCAAGTCAGATCCCGTGCCCGCTGGCACCCATCACGCAGTCTGCTACGGCATCATCGCCGTTGGCACCCAGCCATCCGAGAAGTTCACACCTCGCCAAAAGATTGTTGTCTGCTTCGAAATTCCCTCGGAACGCATCACCATCAAGGATCAGGATCTGCCTCGCGGCATCAGTAAGCGATACACACTATCGTTAAACGAGAAATCAAGCCTCCGCAAAGACCTCCAGTCGTGGAGAGGGAAACCCTTCACGCAAGAGGAGCTTAACGGCTTTGATGTAAGCAAAGTTATTGGCTCCAATTGCCTCATCTCCGTACTGCACTCTGACCGTGCTGGAGCTATCTACGCTGACATCAGCGGGATCTCCGCTCTGCCGCGGCAGATGGCGTCTGTGCGCCCCGAGAATCAACCCCTGTACTTCAACCTGATCGAGGCAATTGACCTAGCGAAGAAAACAGGCAACACGGATGTCAATTGGCCCTCCGAGCTGCCAGCGTGGGTGCAGAAAATCTGCTCACAGGCCGACGAGTACCTAGCGTTTCGTGGTGGAGAGTCGGCTGACAGCCCAGCAGCTAAAACCATTGGCAAGCTGATGGAAACACAGGATCTTGCCGCAGAAGGTGACAGTGAAAGCGTCCCATTCTAATCCCATGCCAACTAAATCCAGAGTCAACGAAGCGGGTGTTTACACCAAGCCAGGGCTGCGTAAGCAGCTTTTTGAACGAATCAAAGCGGGCGGTAAGGGCGGGCGTCCAGGTCAATGGTCTGCTCGCAAAGCGCAGTTTCTCGCTGCTCAGTACAAAAACGAAGGGGGAGGATATAAAACATGAAAGCTACTCAAAAATCCCTCCGAGACTGGGGCAACCAGAAGTGGCGGACGAGCAGCGGGAAGCCGTCTCTGGAGACGGGAGAACGGTATCTTCCTGCCGCCGCCCTACGCTCGCTGTCTGCCGCCGAGAAAGCCGCAACGAACCGCGCCAAGAAGAAAGGTATGCGGGCAGGAAAACAGTATGTGAAACAACCCGCCAAGATAGCCAAGAAGGTTGCTCAATACCGCTAACATGAAAACCAGTACAACGGGACACCAGATCGAACTAGGCGAATGGCTCAGGGACCAGTGCTTGGCTCACATCCTTGAGCATACTCCTGATAGTTGGGTGGAGGCGTTTGAGGAGAAAGCGGGACGGTTGCTGCGGACGCAGGGATCCTTCACCGCGCATGAAGTTGTTAGCCATGTCGGGCCACCACCCAACCATGTAAACGCCATCGGGGCCGTGTGCCGAGCTTACGCCCGTCGCAACGACCTCGTTGGCTCCTACGAGAAGGCAACAAATCCAGCGGCACACGCCCGAGTCGTCGTGCGGTGGAGGGATGCACACGCACGATGAACACCTATGTTTGGTTACTTGCGTGCTTTATCTGGCTTCTTATTGGGATCCTTATCGGCGTTTTCCGCTGCGGAGATTCCGATCACAGGGACGATTGACCTAGAGAGGCTGATAGCCTGCATCGAACACAAGGAGGGTGCCCCCTGGAGCAACGCTGGGGGTGCCCTCCAATTTACTCGGGCGACGTGGAGCGATTTCTCCACTGACCCCTACACTTGGGCCAGCCAGCCCGACAAAGCCCGTCAAATCGCAAGGAAAGCCCTATTGCGGGCCATTCAGAGAATGCGTCAAGACGGCATCAAACCCTCAGTGTGGCTCCTCGCCCTGCGCTGGAACTGCGGCTACGCAGGAATGGTGAAGCGAATGGAGGGACGCTGGGACTACGCAGAACACGTCAGGAATCTTTATTACGACCATGAATTTCTCAGAACACGCCTTTGACGCCTGCTGCCGAGAGGCTAAGGCTATTGGCAGACGGCTAAATAAAACTGAATGGCTGGAGGCCATGCAGGAGGCTTACGACTCTTACCCGCACGAAGGGCTGTTGGCTACGGATACACCCAAAGTTAGGGCTACCCGCGTAAAGGCAGTAGACGCGGAATGGCTGGAGAGCTTAGAGCAGAATCCAGCCTATGCCGGCATCGACATCAAGCGGGAGCTGGGGAAAGCCCAAGCCTGGGCATCTGTCCGCAAGGTAGGGGTAAGCCAGATGCGCTTCCTCAATTGGCTCAACAAGGCGCAAGTGTCCGATCGGCCCATTCAGTTCAACGGAGCAGGGGCCACTTCGTTTCCCCCTCCCTCCGCTCAAACCAGCAGCGAACCAAATGGCTGGCGTGAATGGGTGCGCGAGAACTCCACAGATCCTAGCAATGCAGATAGACCTTGGAACGCACTAGAAGCAGTAGCTCAGAAATACATTTTGACCCAACTAAAGAAATGAACACACCCACACCCCGCACGGACGCCGCTTGGTCCGCGTCGTTTGACATGAAACAACTCAGCGCAGGCCAAACCGCACGGGCATTGCGCGAATGTTCACAAAAACTTGAATCAGAACTTACCGCCCTCAGCGCCGAGCGCGACGAACTCCGCGCCGAACACCAGCGGGCTTGCGAGGTCGAGCAGGAACTTCGCGCCGAGGTGAAGCGGATGACGCACGCCTATGAGTACGACCACAAGTGCCTGTATGAAGTGCGAGATCGGTGTCATTTGTGGAAGCAACGCGCCGAGAAAGCCGAGGCTGAACTCGCTGCAGCCAAAGAACGTCTACGCAGCGAGGCGATGGACGATTATGCTTCAATTAAACATTTGCAACGCGAACTCGCCACCGAGCGTGCGCGGCTGGATTGGCTGCTGCTGGATAATCTCACACGATTCGATGATTCGTTCTCTCACCGCACCGCCATCGACGCAGCGATGAAGGAGGGCGCGAAATGAGCACGGAAGAAACCACACCCACCTGTCAGCCAGACGTAGCGCACGCACGGGCCAAAGACCTGGACGCAGCCAGTGATGCCAAGCTCGCTTTGATCTGCGGAGAAATGACTGCTGGAGAGATTCGCACTCTTCGCGCCATGCTCAGTTACATCCTCAGACCTGCTGCCGAGGAAAAGTTAAAAGGTTTCCAGCGTATGGCGAACGCATTGGAAATTGTCCGAAAATACAATGAAGACGTGGAGAAATGGATGGCGCAGCATATTGGGCACTTACGCGACGATAGGGAGAAAATGGAGCGGCAAATTTACAGCCTGAAACGCCGAGTCAGCCGCATCGAGAAAGCATCTATCGAGCAGTGCAATAATAAATAACATCGTAATTGAGAAAAAGTATCAACACACCATAAAACCCCCATGAAAATTGAAATGAAACGTCCTAACAAGCAAATGGCTGACAACGTCGAAACCATGTTAAATGATTTCGCGAAAATCAGCACCATCGCCCGCACACTCAAAACCCAAATGGTAACGGTCTATCGTTACATTTCTTACCTCCAATACACCAAGGTCATGGTCAGTGATGCGGAGCTGAAAATGATTATCAACCACAGGAAGACCCGTAAAGCCGCTGCAGCCGCTCCAGCCCAGTCCACACCCGCACCAGGCGTTAGCCATGCCGCCACGCCCGTTCTAGGGGCATAGGAAGCGGTGTCTGATGGCCCGTCCTCCGTACCTTCCGCCAGATCCTATCTCCGTCTCCTACTTCAAGGGACGGAAGTACCGCGTCCGCACCACCCCGTGGCACGTCAAGCGGATGCGGGAACTCTACTGGGAAGGCGTCCCTTGCAAGTCCATCGCCCGTCTCTTTAACCTATCCTACAACTATGCGTGGCAAATCGTTAACTTCTATCGCCTTCGTAAAACGCAAGGTGAAATCCAAGGTCGCGAATAAATCATGGAACCCCAATCTTCCCTACCCACTGCGCCTGACCCTCACGGGCTACAACACACCCAGCCTAAACACGATGCTGGGGCGCAACTTCTGGATCCTGACAAAGCTAAAAAAGGAGGCAAGGGACGCCCTCGTTTTTGCGTTACGATCACCCGCTACGGCTCCCGCCCCCTCGACGTTGATAATGGCGCAGGGGGCTGCAAACCCCTCCTAGACGCTATCCGCTACGAGGGTCTCATCCCAGACGACGACCCTAGCAGCATAGAATTTCAGTTCCGACAGTACCAGGTCAAGAAACCCCACCGTCGTACCGAAATCCTGATCGAGCAGATCCCTTAGGACTCGTCGTAGCTGTCGTCGTCGTCTTTGTACTTCTTCTTCTTTTTCATGCCCTTGCCACCCGTACCAGCGGGTTCAAGAGTAGAACTGAGGTTGACGATCTTGTACCCCTTGTTATCAATCTTCATCTTGGAGCCAATGGAGGTAACATTGATCTCTTTGCGGGCTGGGCGTTGTACCTTGTCAGGAATGCCCTGAATGCGATCTCCAGACGTGCTGTTGCACTCGCACGGGCTGTGATTGGAACTTGGAAGCGTTTTATGGTTCATGGGATAAATATTACTTTTTTTTGATTTTTAGCGATAAGGAATTGGACGAGCGGCTTCAGTACCTTCGGTTCCAAGGAAACGCCCGAGTTGGGCGGGAACTCCTGGTTGGGTGCGGAAAGACATCATGTCTCCAATTGCACCGCTTTGATAGGGACGAGACATCATCGTTTGAAGGGCCGCTGCTTGAGGTCCAGCTAAACCTGCTCGGAAGGGCAACGACATCATATTTTGCATCATTTTCGTTTCAGCTAATCCCTTTAAGGGCCGCTGACGAATCATGCTTTGTGGAGGCTGAAGAACCTCAGGCATGATAGCGGAAATGCGGGCAAGCTTCTCAAGATTGCCATCAAACCTAGTTCCAGCTTGATACATCTCACCCCAAACTTCAGGGTACTCTATCTTGCCAGAGAACTCGTTTACGGAGGCTTTGATTGCGTACATCCGAGCCAACTGCTTACGGCTTTCAATCAAGTCATCGACCAAATTGCCTTTACCAGTCGCATAGGCTTCCGTTTGGATCACAGCGAATGCTTTGTCTGCATCTTCGCGTGCCTTGGCAGCAGCCTCGCGGTACTGTATTCGCACTTTTGGGGTGGTTTCTGATGCAGCGGCCTTGAAATTGACGCTCATAGACTCGTTCGCTGCCTTCCAGTCATCAACAGCATTGCGAGCCTGCTTGCTGACTGCGGCGATCTTCTCGTAAGATTTGCCCAATTCCTTTCTCATGGTGAGGAAGAAAGGCTGGTCAAACGATGTTCCAGCAGGGACGCCGAGGACGCCTTCCACTGCTTCCGTCATGCGGGGGTAATTGATGCGGGATGCGGCGTCTTGGAACTTGGTGGATCCGCCAGCCAGCTTCATCATCATGCTCTTTGGCCATGCATCACTGTAAATCGTGGGATCAAAGATAAGACCTAGTTCATTCGCTCCAGAAAGGGTTTTGATGACCGCCCAATCACCGCGTTTAGCAACTTGTGAGGAAACGGCACGAGCAGCCTTATCCATGAGTTTCATCGTGGCTGCACCCGCTCCACCTTCCGCAGAAGCCATTGCAGCCCGCTTAAATGAAATAAGGTCGCCCTGATCAATAGCCTCCTTGGTTATCTCACCGCCAAGTTGAGCACCGGCAAACTTCATCAGATTCTTGGCGAACTGACCTTGTACGCCACCAGGAATAGCAGAAATTCCAGCACCAAGAACGCCGCCAGCCGTAACTGGCATACCTTCAATCATGGAGCCAACGGCCTCGCCAATCATGGCTCCAGGCACTCGGCCTAGACCACCAGCTCGTTTGGCTGTTAGTCCTTCTCCCAAAAGCGGGAAACCGATACGAGCAGCCGTAGCCATTCCAATATCCTTGATCGAAATCTGTCGCATCAAATCAAATTGCTTCTTTTGAGCCTCCAGTTCCGTAATCTCACCGCGATCACGGGAATCTTGAACCTTCTGCCATTCTTCGCGAATCATCAGCGAAGGAGCGGCGACATCAATCTTAACTAGCTCCATCTCCTTCTTGTTGATGTCTTGAAGGATGGAATCCTCATTCCATTTCTTGGCATCATATTTAAGCGTGCCGATACGGGAATCGGGATGAACAATCTCGTATGAATCTACGGGTGCCTTCACCGTGACATCGCCTTTATCGCCCATAGATTCAGCCGCAACTGTTGAGGCAGCAGCCGCGGAACCAACTAGACCCATCTTTAGCGCGCCAGCGCGGCCTTTGACGCCAGGTACGTTTTGAAACTCTTGTATTATGTCTTCGGTGGTTGGCATATCAGTTTTTATTGATCGTCCTATTTTTCCAGCTGGTTTTACCATTGTCGCACGCAATACAGCTTCTGATGGAATACGTTCAGGAGCGGACAAGCGACCGGCTTCAATTTGACGAGCAATGTCCTGAAGGTCACGGGCGCGATCAAAATCTTCAGCACGAATCCCAGCTTGTTTTTCACCCCCTAAACGAGCACGCAAACCTTGCGCTCCAGCTTGGGTCTGGCCTTCCGTAAAAGCTCGTTCAAACACAGAGGCAGATTGTTGAGCCGGTGGAATAGGAACTTGTTTTTGAGCGATTTCAGCAGCTTGTTGTTCAGCAGCCAAGCGAGCGCGTAAACCTTGTGCTCCAGCTTGGGTTTGACCCTCTGTGAAAGCCTGCTCAAAAACAGCAGCAGATTTCTCTGCCTCTGAAATAGGCTGATATTTAGCCATTTCAGCAGCTTTTTGTTCAGCGATCAGCTGTTTTTGAGCCATTTCAAGTTGTTGAATTGCTTTCCGCCTGCTGCTTTGAACTTCAGTTTGCTGGCTCAACATCGAATCTCGCTGTTTAGCGATTTTACTCAGTTCCTCGATTTCAACAGCTTCATTGCCAAGCAAGGCGCGGGCTGATTCTTCAGCTGCTCCAGTAGCGCGAGGCTCTACTGCGGTCGCTAATTGAGTAGCGGACTCTTGAGCGGACTTCGGACGTGGATTAACAAGGCCCATCCGCTGACCAACTTCGTCAATGATCTCTCCAGCAGCTTGCCGTTCCTCGGGATTTCCGGTGTTACGGATGGTGGTCAGCTCTTGCGACACCTCTTGCTGGGTCTTACCCGAAAAACGATTCCAAATTTTGCTAGCAGTCTTAGAAAGCGTCGGGGCAAGCACTTTTTCACCTGCACCCACTGCACCACCGAAAGCAGCACCGGACTTAATGACGTTCAAGTACTCGTCATACGTCGGCCAGCGTTTGTCTTCTATTGCTGTTTCAACGGTTTTGGCACCCGCACCTATCACGGCACCCTCGGTACCGCGAATAACGGCTTGCTCACCAATACGGGCAGTCCTTTGTCCTACAGTCCTACCAATAGCAGCAGTAGGGGCTTTTAGCACTTTGGCACCAACCTTGGTCGCTACGCCACCAGGAATCGTGTTAATTAAAGCAGAGGCTACCATTTCACCCACGCTCAATTGATTGCGTTCCCCGCGTTCAATTTCTTGCTGTTGCTTGAGATAATTGCCGTAAGCACCTGAGGCGGGGGCAATGACAAAGTAACCAGGACCAGTCATTGCGCCCACAACTTGTCCAGCACCACCCACCGCTACTTCTGTAGCCAGACCTTTGGCAAAGTTGGCAATGCTTTGCTCCTTCGGTTCATCTACCAAGCTGTAACCTTTCGGCAAAGCAGGTGCGGAAGAAGCTTGCGGTGCAGGAAGCGTCTGCTCCGTGTCTTCAACGACCGAGTAACCGGCTGGTAGCTTGGGAGTCATTATTAGAGTGGTACTTGCTTTCCGTTTACGATGCGAACGCGCTTACCATCTGGGGTGTTAAGGACTTGGCCTTCAAAAGCAGAGAAATCGAATTCAGCAGGTTGTAATGTGGAACTGCCAGCCGTGGAACCACGCTGGACATTAAAACGAACGACGTTGCCTCCACCAGTAGCTCCACCTTCTACGTTTGTGGCAGTGGGCATCTCCTTGGACACTCCAGGCCAGTGTCCACCAGCATCGAAGTATTCTTTACTTGGAACTTCCAAGCCTGTCTTGGGATCACGCGCTAAACCTGCCTTGCGATCACGCGCCAAGATCTCCAACCGCTTTTTGGAATCTACCGTGACTTTTTTCAGATTCTTGAGCGAATCAGCAAAGTCCTTGGCTGAACCTTCTTGATTCAACGCCAGACGAGCATTTTCCAATAACTTGATTTCGTAGATGGCGACCTGTCCAAGCGTTATGCCAGCCTTTTGAAGCTCCGCCAATCCTTGGAAAGCGTTTTGAGCAAGGATAGGACGAAGATCAGCAGCTACTTGGTTAGCTTTGGTTGTCGGAACGTGTTTAAGCAATGATCCGAAACCAGTGCTCTTTGAGTTCACATTCGGAATAATCTTATCAACCGCAGAAATTATGGTATCAAAGTTTTGTATCTGAAGCTGATAGTTTGATACTTCAGCTTCACGCTTGGCCTGCGCTTCTTGAGCAGCCTTGCTTCCTGGAATTACTTCCATTCGGACTCCAGATGGCGTAGTGGGCGTTGGACCAGCTGGTGCAGCTTGAGACTGAACAGCGCGGATAGCCTCGACAGTCTGTGGAGAAACAGTCGGAGTTGCTTGCCGACCTGTTTGAGCAAGTAGACCGCCCGCAGCAGGGGCCATGCTGCTAGGTGGAGCAAACTTTGCTAATACATCAGGACTAATCGTGGTTGCAGGGGCTGTTTGCGGACCAGCAGGAGCATTACCTTCCAGAATATAGCCAGGATCAGCCTGAGGAATAGCTGGAATGATACGCATTGCGCCAGTTTTAGGATCTACGAGAGTTCCGCCTCCTGCTGAAACAGAAACGGGTGTTACAGGGGAAGCTGGAGCGCGATTGCTCATGCTTTCTACAAGAATACGACCCGATCCATCACCGATTGGTTTGCCTCTAGCTTCCAATGCAGGATCTAATTTCAAGAACTCTTCCTGAGTCATTACCTGTCCAGGTTTAACTGCACTGGCTTTAGCCAATACACCTTGCGCTTGAGCAAGCGCCAAAATCGTCTGCATTCTCCTGAAATCGGATTCTTCAGAAGCCTTCTTCCTTTCGGAGTAATCCTGAGCAATGGTCGCCAGCGTAGAAGCCTCGTTAGGCTTCAGTTTGCCTGTCTGAGCGTTCCTAAACGCAGTCTTAACGCTCTCAGGAACACCCATCTTGTTGGAGTCATCAGCCAAGATGTTATTAACATACTTGTAGAACTCAGGATCCTGCATCCGCTCTGTGAACTTCGCCAACGACTGGGCGGTAAAGCTCTGGTTCTGCTGATATTGCTTGATGCCACTAGCAAGGCTATCACCTATGCTCTCAATCGATCGCGCACGCGCTGCCCCAGCTTGGGACATACCCTGAGCGAGGAGCTGACCACTGATGTCTTGGATTCCAGGTGCGTAGGGCATGGCTATTAGGTAGAGATTGCTTGAAGGTTGCGGTCAACTTGACGGTGGAACTCGACGACCTGCATTACGATCTCTGGGATCATGGAGTTCACGGGAATACCGTTGATGCGGTAGCCGCCTTGATTGGTGAGAATGTCGTAGCTGGTCAGTAATCCAGTGCTCTCCTCAATGCTCTTGATAAGGCTTCCAGCCAGTTCAGCCCCTTCAACCCATTCCATTGCTGGGATCCCCATGATCTTGTGGTCATCGCATACCGTGAACGAAGAACCATCCTCGCGGGTAATGGTAAGGAATGTCCGCAGCGGATTTTGGTTCCAACTGCACGCTTGGGCAATGAACGCCACCTCGCCGTCGTAACCGATAACCGAATCGCCGCCCTTTAGATCTTTGATTGCTTTGGGACCAGTAGGAGTGTCGATGCACTGATCGCCTGGCATACAGGAAGTAGCTAAACTAGCTCCAAAGCTAAAGATGGCCCCAAGTCCCTTGCCTATAACGCCGCCAATCGCAGGCCCCAAAATATTTCCAGCCGCCGAAGTAGTAGCAGCACTTCTCTGAGCTGCTCCAGACAATTCCGCAGACCGAACAGCAGCATCGTAGTTCTTCTGGGCAATCTCCTTGGCAAGCTGGGCGTTTACGTTCGTACCATAGACATCCGCAGCATATGGGCTGAGAGGATTGAAGGTGTTGCTCATCAGATTGCCAATAGGCGAGAAGATGTTCCCAGTCTGAAGATCGGCCATCTTCATAATATTGCCATAGCTGGCCTGCATTCCTGCGCGGGCTTGATCTTCCCGTTGCTGACGGATGTTTTCACGGCCCATGATCTCAGCACCCACTGCGCCACGTCCCATTACCTGCCCACGGGCACCATAAGCCTCCCTAGCGGCCTGCTGGGACTGCCTGATGTCCTCTGGGGCAAGAACGCCAGCCTGACGCTGCTGCAAGCGTGCTAGGTCCGTCTTGTACTGGTCAATGATGCTGGATTCTGTGTCAGTAATGCCCTTAGGCATGAACTTCTTGTACAGATCACCGTACATCCCCATGATTCCTGCCTGATTATCTTGCAGAGCTTTAAGCGTTTCCGCTAGTTCCGCACCAAAATTACGCTTAGTTGTCAGCGTTTGTGCATTGGTTCCGTAAGTACCGACACCACTATTGATGCTGTTTGGATCAAATGGAGTTACACCAGTGCCTGTAGCCGTAGTTGAAGCTGTAGTTGAAGCTGTAGTTGATGCTGGAGTTGTTCCTGGAGTGATTCCTGTGGCGACTCCTATGGGGACTCCTGGGATGACTGTTGTGTTTCCTCCTGGAGTGATTGATGGGCCTGGTGTAGCCGTAAATGGTGGAAGAATTATTACATTTGGATTTAAACCACGATTTCTTGGATCACTAGCCGGTCCAATCATGCCTTCGTTCCATAAGACAATTTTGTCTGGGTCAGTATAACCACCAGTAGCTGTGACTGATTGAAGAGTTACAGGATTACCAGAGTTTACAACAGAAGCATCATATGCCCTTTGCCCTAACGAACCCATCATATTCAACGCTTGCGCGGTAGTCTGTGGAGCATTAGTCGTGTTTACATTTGTCTTTTGCGCTGGAAGCGTTATCGGAGTACCAGGGTTTACAACAGCAGCATCATATACTCTTTGCCCCATCAAATTCATCATATCCAAAACCTCTGTACTGGTTTGTGAAGCTGGCCTAGTACCAATAGGAACTTCTACTTTTGGAAGCTGTGATGGACCCGAGGGCGAAGCAGGGCCTGGAAAAACACCTGCCGAGGCTAAAGGCACATAAGCAGTATTAACACCGGACCCTATTGAATTGAGTAAACTCAACTGTGCCGCAGCATCCAATTCATTGTTAATTTTGGTTCCAGGAGCTTCAAATGGTGGGAGCACTACTGTGCTTGGAGGATTGATTGGGCCTACAGATGGAGCTGTGCCACTGCTGTAACCAGCAGGACCGATAAGACCTTGAGTAAATAAGCTCTGATTAACCGCATCAGTGTAACCGCCAGCACCAACCTCTCCTTGTTGTCCAATAGGAACTTCTACTTTAGGGAGGACTACTGGGCCTGGAGGATTGATTGGTTGGTATTCTGATCGACCGCTGCTATAACCTTGTGGACCGATACGACCCGCCTTATAATCTGCAATATTAACTGGATTCTTATACCCGCCATCATCGGTAGGAGCTTGAAACCTTCCACCGCCTCCACCACTTTCACCAGTGCCACCAGTAAAAATGTTACTACCCGTCAGCCCTGCACCGTACAAACTCCCAATAGTTGGATCAATAAACGTGTTGTTCAGACCCGTGCCGTCGTTTCCAGTATTTTCATTAACCTTAAATGGAGGAAGGGTGTAAATTGGATCCGTGAATCCGTAGTCGTCGTAACCAATACCGAAACCACCATCCGCGCCAATGGTGCCATACTGAAATATTCCTGGTTGATATGCCATATGCGTTAAATATTACTACGATTTATGATGGATGTTAAAATAGATCAAGAGGTGACGCCTTTGATGACTACGAAGCTAAGGACTAATCCCTCAGAAAGAGTGCCAGAGGTTTGATTATTTGTGATGTACAATGTTGCAGTGCCTGCACCGCATGAAACATTGAATACGTAAGCTCCGATCGTTCCGCCTGATTTGTGATTGATAATAACAACATCAGTAGCTGCAATTTTTGAATTCGTCCAAGTAGCGGACACCGTAGTTGAATGAGCCAATGGATCTGCGGCAGTGGTAATCTGACCGCACATTTTATTTAACTCAAACGCAGTAGCCTTGGTTGAAGCCTGAGTGACCATACCGCCAGCACCCGTGTAGAATCCCAGTCCAGTAGTGGTGGTAACCAATGCCTCGTAGTCTCCTGCACCAGTGGTTGAGCGGGCTAGGAACGTGTTGTTGGCTGCGGCGTCAACAATCTTGGCAAGGGTTACTGCACCGTCTGCAATAGTCGAAGTCGTCACGTCATTCGCAGCAATGGCCGAAACCGTGGGTTGCGCCAACAGATTCAACTTGGTGTAAGTGATGGGATCCGTAGTTCCCGTAAAGGTGTATCCTGGTGTTACAGATGGCATAAATTAAACTTGGACGAGGTTAGCGCGTTGTCCAGCGCGTGCTTCATAGCCAACAGCCATGATTCTCATGTAGCCTTGCGTGTTGGTCAGCTCCAACCAGCTAAGGCGTCCCTGACGCCGAGTAATGAGCGGCAAGCGGTATTGCTGTTCCATCTCGGGTTGGAAGCCAGTACCCGTTTGTAGGCCCGTAGCAGGCTGTCCTGGGCTAGGTGGAGACGGATCATTGCCGCCAAGCGATCCCGTGCTGTAATCCTTGCGGTAAGCACGATTGAAATCGTTGTTCGCATTGGTCAGGTCGTAAGCAGAGTCAGCAAACTTCCAGCTCTCAGACCGGCTGTAGGTCTGGTCCGTCAGAATCACGCTCTCTTCGCTGGCCCCCTCCGTAAACGCAGACACTGACACTTCTGGACGGTTGGTAGCCAAATCCACAAATGCCCGACGCTGAAAGTGATTTACGTTAGAGGTATCGTAGGCCCGCGTAACGAGCTGAGTGCTGATTTCAGCCACCGTTGCACCGCTAATGTCGTTCTGGCCTTCATCCGTGACAAAGATCCGTCCGTCCTCGGTGACTGCGTGCATCCGCTGCACCCCAAGATAATCGATTACTTGCCAGCTTTGGATGCACATATTTAACGTGCTATCAAAGCTCCACTCACCAAACCAGTTCTCGGTAGTGAAGTTGTAGACTACAACTGCATTGCAGACAAGGCTGTTATCGACGGGAAGCGCAACGTAGAGCTTGTTGCTCCAATAACCAATGCTGATCTTGTAGCCAACCTTCCAGTTGACTCGACTCATAATCATATCAATGCGGGTGGAAAGGGGCAGAGTCTTATGCTGAAGCGAGTTGTTGGTGGATGTCAGAGTCAACAGATTGATGTTCTGGTTGCTGACGTAGGCCAGATCAGGACCAATTGACGTTACACCGTTAATGCCCACCAGACCTACCTGACGGGTGATTTCAGTGACAGTAGCAATAGGAACTCCCGTAATAGGGTCACTTAACGCCCCTTGGATGTTTTGAATGAGCAAAATCGACTTGTTCTTGAAGGCGATAAGGCTGTCCTGTCCGAATGGGAACGTGGCAACCAAGTAGTCGCTGCCACCCGTATTTATATGCAACTCGTTTGCGATAGGATCGTAATCCGTAAACGCCAATATGTCTGATGCAGCTACCTCATCTTTGCCGTCTATCACCCAAAGCCTGTTTTGACAGAAAGTAGCTTGATTGCTGTTGGGGATGGATAGAAACGAAGCTGGCAGCGTTGTGTCTGGAACCAGCGCAAACGTACCGTTCCAATTGCCATCCCAGTAAAGCGGTGTCTCATCTGCCCCACGGAAAATGTAAACGTAGTTGTTGGCCTGAACAATGGTCGATTGAACAGTTACCCTGTAAGCTCCAAGGCTAATGCTTTTACCCGTGTATCCGTTGGCGTAAAACCCAACGGAATCAAAACCGACAATCATTATCCAAGTTTGTCCAATACTGTTAGGATCAGAGTAAACCGCAGATGCATACACCCCTAAACTGGCAGAATTCATTGTAGCACCACTAGATCCTACGGCAACAAACAATCCATCGCCGTAAGTGCTGCCCTGCCAAGCATAATTAGGAATATCATTCAAACGTATCCATTCGGTACCGTTGAGTGAATAAATAACATTATCTCCACCGGATGTATCAGCAAAAGCAACAAATCTTCCATTACCAAAGGTAATTGTTCTCCATGTATCTCCATCTGCAGACCTTTGTTGAGTCCAAGTCAAAGTATCAGTTGATGTAAAAATGCGTCCAGAACCATCAAGAGCTGCAAATATTTGATTACCAAAAGCAATATCAACAATAACAGTTGATGTTGGAATACTAATAGTAGACCAAGTTGTTCCGTTTACAGTAGTTGCAATATTGCCAGATGCTCCAGTAGCACAAAAAATTCCATTCCCAAAACTTAATCCCGATATAAAAGATAATTGAGAAACTGGAGTTGTTGTAGTCCAATTTAATCCGTTATCAGAACTAATTGATACTGCATTGCTAGCAACAGCAACCCATAATCCATTGCCATAAGCTATTCCTGAACGTGAAGCAGAAAATGGAGTTACAGGAAGAGACCAAGTTATTCCATCATCAGAATAAGCTACTGGATATGGACCTGAACCTGTTGTTAATCCAACAGCAATAAAACGTCCATTTGCGTAAGCAATATCTGAATAATTTGGCGTATTAGGAGGAGTGCGCGAAGTCCACGTTATGGCGTCAGGACTAGAATAAATAACTCCAGCAGATCCAACTGCTACAAATAAATTAGCACCATAAGATACATCAACAAAAGCTGGGGATCCAGCCACTCCATTGTAAGTCCAAACCTGACCATACGGAATAACCCCCAGTTCTGGCAGGCAAACAAACCCACCCCTAGTCACTGCATCCTGAGTGGTGAAATCATGGTTAACGGCCTTTTGGACGTTACCAGGCTTGATGTTCTCGGCAGCGTTGTACTCGTCTACGCCAAGAAATGAGTTATCCCCAACTATTTGAGGTTGGTCATCAAGATTACCGTATGCGCGATAACGATTCATTGCTGTTGTGCCTGTGGACTCTCAATCGAGGTTCTTAGCGTTACCAGCCTTCCATTGCTTGCGCCACCGCCAGAGCAAAAAGGCAATGCCGAGCAGCGTGCCGACGAGCGCGGCGACCTCGTTGACTTGCGAGAGCGAGAGCATCGCAGCGGCAGGCGTGGCGGCTGTCAGAGTAGCGCGGATGTTGTCAGCGTTCATTTTTTCGCCCTCATTTCCATGATCTTCTCAAGCGTCCTGCCGCCGAAATAAAACGACATGATAAGCATCCCCCACTGACCGAGAAGCGAGACGTAGCTTTCGTTGGCGTTGTGGCCGAAGGCCGACATAAAGGCCAGCGTGCAATAGAGCAGGAGGATGGCGATAAGCGTCATGGGGCGGACGTTCTTTGACATCCAGCTATCGCTCGACATATCCGCCTGCAACCGCTGCGTGAGATTATCCTGCTCGGTCTTGTAGGCTTCCAAGTCCGCGTTCATCTTCGCCAACTCGCCGGACTGCGCGAGCTGCGCGAGTTCCAACTGCGCCTTGGCTTTCGCCTCGGGGTCGGGAATCAATTTGTCGATCAGCTTTGTGCCAATACCAAGAATTTCAGCGAGGGGAAACATGGTTCACTTCTTGTTAAATAGGTCGAAGAGACTCTTGGCTTTTTCCTCCAGAACCGAGACGCGGTTTTCTAACTTGGAGAGGACGGCAATGAGCATGATGCCCCCGAGAATTATCGGCCAGCCTTTGACCAAAATTTCGAGTGCGTCCATACATTATCGCCAGATGTAAGTTCTCTGCACGATGCCCACAAAGTTAGCCGCCGTCACCCGCTCACGGTTCTCATAGTCCTTGTTCCCCAGTCCGGTCATAATCCACCCGCCAGCGTCGATCTGCGCGGCTTGGTGCATTACGTTGCGCCCAGCCCAGCGGGGGACGTAGATGACCAGCGCACCAGCCTTGATGTCGCTGTAACTGGCACCCGACACAAGCACGGCCAGAGCAGACACCGTTCGCAGCGGGTCAGCCCCAGCGGGAGCACTGGGGATGTACGGTGCCATCGAGCCAGTCCCAAGGACCACTACGGCAGACGGGCCTGCCAGAGTCCAAGCGTCAGCCTCTGAGGCGACGATGATCCGCAGCGGCAACCCCGCCGTGAGCACCCGCTCACTCCGCAGCGCAAGACCGAGCACGACCACAAGGCCGAGCACAAGGACCGCAAGGAGAAGTAAGCGGCGTGGCGTCACGGCGCGGGCTTGTCAGCGTCGGCAGCCTTGAGCTGTTCAATCTCCGCCAGCGCAGCGGCGAGCGAGTCCACCAGCAGATTCAAACTCTGCTGTTGGAGTTGCTGCACGATCGCGGATTTGTGTTCGTCTTTGGTCATTTGATTATTCCGCTGGAAGCTCAAAGCCCGCGTTCACGGCGAGCACGCCCGCAAACTTCTCGTCGTTGACCCAGACAGCACATTGCTCTGCGGTCGCAGGCACAAGGCCCACGGGCATGATTTCCACGCCCTCGGCGTCGAGCAGGTGGCAGTCGGCGACGGCGGTGGGGTCTGTGTAGTTCACGTATCTAACTTCGAACAAAGTTCCGATTTTCGGGGCCGCGGGAGAGCCCATTGTGTATGGTGCGATTGGGATGGTCATGGGTGTAGTGAGTTAGTGATTACGCAGCGATGAGATTGAGAGTGACGAGCGCGGCGTGAATCGCTGCGGCAGTGACCGCGACACCCATGGGCTTGGCGGTGGCTGCTTGTCCATAAAAGCCGACGTTGCCAGTGATGCTCACCGCGCCCCCGAAAGTGGCGGCTCCGGTGGAGGCGAGGCGTAATGCTTCGGTGCGCGACCCTATTGAGTTGCTAGTTTTGAACGAAAGGTAGGATGTCAGATTTCCAGACGTAGCCGATTCTCGCGCCCCGAAAATTTCGGCAATCGCCATATCCGCAGTGTTGTCCGTGCCACGAGCACCAAGATAAATACTCGCGCCGTAATTTATGCCCACGGCCCCACTTGCCGCCGTGTTCATATTCAGGATCGTAAAGAGCTGATTTTCCGTTGCTGACGAGCTTACTACTCGCGAACCATTTTGCCCCATCGTGGTCGTCGGCCACACGCCAGCACCAAGCAGAGACCAAGAGGACGCTGTTAGACCCCCAGTGCTCGTCACCGTGCCCGCGAAGTTGGCGGCTCCTGCTTCGTCAATACGAAACCTCTTAGTTCCATTCGTAGATAGCGTTAGGCCCGTTGCGTTTGCTGTGCCTATGAATGTATCGTAGGGAGAGCTTCCAGCTACAAGAGCACCGCCTGCGTCATTTTCAATTCCGATGCGGAGACCCGCACCCGTCGATTGAACAGCATAATACTGGTATCCCGTGGTTGCGGTCGTAGAGAGAAAAAGTGCTGCATTATTTCCAGCTGTGCTCGTAATTGTTCCGTTCACCGTCAGCCCGCCGCCAATGTAGCTCGCCGCACCCGTAGCCAGCCCACCCGTCGTGAGCACTAGCGCGCCTGCGCCTGCGGAGCCTGCGGTGGAGGAGGAGATGGAGAGGGTTCCATTAGAGGAAAGACGCATCTTTTCAGACGCGGCAACCTGCCATACATAGCGAATAGGAACAACACCAGTCGATACAGCTCCATCGACCTGAGCCAAATACGCAGCAGCATTAGTGTTAAGGCTAGTTCCATCCGCACCCGTCCAGTAAAGCCCGCCGATGGTATCTCCGGAAATAAGTGCAGTCACGCTTCCGTTTGTCGTTCCGCGTGATTTTGCAAACGTCAGGGCTACTTCATTTCCAGATGAATTTGCATTTCCTATCAACGCGATTGACGAGCTGTAATATGGACTACTTGAACTTTCGATTTGAAATCTTGGAGACCCGCCAATAACCGAAGACCTTAAACTTTCAATGTAACTTGTTCCCGAACCGTTAATGTTGACGTTGCCCGCAAACGTAGCCGCCAGCGTGCTGCTGGTCAGCGTCAGAGCCGTGCCGCCCGTGCCGAGGCCGAGCGTCAGGTTGGTCGCGGCGGGGGAGGTGAGGGAGGGCGTCGTTACGCTGGTGAGAAACGCTGGAGCAGCGGCATTCATCTTGCGCGTGCCGTTGGTGCTTCCGTCTACGGCCATGAAGTCATCAGATGCCGTGGTAGTAGCCGTTGTAGCGAGGTCTTTGATGCGAATGTCAGCCATAAAATAAAGGGTTACGGATATTGAACGTACACAAACTTGTTCCCAGACGAATCAACGATGTTATCGCTGGTAGCTGTAATCAGATATCCATCTGGGATAATGGGGCGGCTAGAGTCATTAAGCTGGGGTATGTTGATACCCGTAGCCATGCGCTGGCCCAGAATATCACATTGACTGCCAAGGATTGCAATCACAGCTGGAATTCAGAGGCTTGGATAGCCGCGCTGGTCGCACCTTGGCGGATAAACTTAGCCTGCTGCGCTGCTGCGGTAGACCAGGTGTAATGCGAGCCAGAGTAGAGGCGATGACCGTTGGTCGTGGTCGGCGCAGAGCCGTCAAACGTACACATCACGTCAGCGTCCTGCACGTCCAGAACAATCATGGTCGTGGTATCGCTGAACGTGGAGAACTGCACGCCACCTACCGTGTTGTCTACCGTCAGGCGTTGATCCGCTACTGCACTACCACGATACCAGGCTGGTTTCGGGAAGATGTTATTTAGATTGAATGAACTCATAAGTAAGTAGTTTTAGGATTACCAAGAACGATTTTGTGAGGTGACGTGCGTGCTGACAGTCATTTGGAAGCTGTCTGGCATCTGCCGTTGGATGCGGTCCCATTCCTCATTCTTCTTCATCTCAACGATGTTGTAGGCTTGGGCGGCTTTGTCGGCCTGACCGTCTTGAATTAACCAATCTCCGTAGGTTTGCCAGATCAAAGGCTGGCTAATCATTTCAGGGACAGGCTGAATCTCCCACTTGGCGGGATGCGTCTCAGGGCTTTGTGCTGCCGTTGCTGTTGCCAAGCATTCGTAGTAATCGCTGGTTCCAATAGCAGCCCCAGCAGTCTTGGTGTAATAGATGTATTGGCCTGCAACGTAAGTTGCTGTGTCGGAATAGGCATCTCCCGCATAGTTGTACGGAACGCGCCGATAGTAGATGTAGATCGGGTTGGCTGGGTTCGTGTTGTAGCTAACGTAGCCATTCGTCCCCATAAACCCACCCGCACTGGAAATCATCTGGAAACCATCCTTAGTCACCACAAACCCTTGTCCACGCGGATAGGTAATCATGGCTGGGCTGTCTACCCATGCCTGGAACATGACATCAATCTCAGCTTCCCCCGTTTGGTCCCAAGGAAGGTTAAATTGCTGCGGGGAAACGTTGTTCTGCTGGACGATCAGATTGCCCCAGAGGTAAAGCCCCTTGGTAATGTCACCACCGTAAGAAATCGTAGTCCCATCCGTGCTAATGCCTGCCTTGTAGGTCTGGGTAGTCGCATTAGCCCCAGTCTCATACATAATCGTGCAAAGAAAGAATCCATTGGCGCATTGGGATATATTTGCGCTCTGCACGTTGGCTTGGGTTCCCACAAGTCCGGTCTGGACGTTAAAGAACGTAGAGAACGTGGTTGTACCGTCGTTTACGGCCAAATAGAGGAAGTTTCTACCCGCTGGCCGTGCGTAGACACTCGCTTGGTAGTTAGTGGCCCCAAATGCGGTTACAACCTGTGTTACGTTGTGTTCAGCAGGAGGAGCCGCAACAACCTCCAAGATCCTGCTGGCCGTAACGCGGTTGTCGGCTGGGTTACTGATGTTGTTGGCCGTAACCGTAACATTGTTAGCCGTCCAATACGCTGTCTGGGAAACATCGTTGGGGTAGGTCAGCAAATCCCCCACAAACCGTGCCTCACCCCACCCAGTCAAATCAGGCCAATTGCCAGCTCCCCAAATCTGGCGCACATTGGCGTTAAACAAATCATTGATCGATTGCGCCGTCTCCGTCGTCAGACGAGACGTGGGCACGCCAATCAGTCCGCAAATGTTAGCCAAAGCGCGACTGTAGGGGATTGTTCTCACTTAGTCTTTGTTTTTCATCCATCCACCTGTTAAACCATGACGAGCAGGATTGACCTTAGGACGATAGCCAACGGCACACAAATGCGGATTATCTTTCAGATACTCAGGCATCCATTCATGCACGTTATTCCCGTGTTGACCCTGCAAACGAAAGAAGAGGCGGCTATTGATGCGTGCAGCCATCTGCCCAAGCCCTTCCATCTGCGTGGAGCCTTGTTTACGCATCTCAGCGGCTAGACGAGCCTGGTGCTCATGGACCTTGGCCTTCTCGTTGGGCAGACCATTCTGGATCTCCCACCACCATTTGCGGACAAACTCCTTGGGAATATCTGTGACTATTTGATCGCTGCTCATTAAAAAAGAAAAGGGGCAGAGCCTCGGATGAGGATGCCCCCTGTTTGAGATTACTTAACCGAGTTTCGTCGGATCGCTAAGATCCACGATGTTCAGGTAAATATCCAGTGCGCCAGCGGTCAGAGCCGAAGGACTGCCGCCCGTTGCGTTCGTAAACGTAGCAACAAGGTTAACAGACGCCGTGCCTTTGACGATGGTAGCCGTGGTGGCAAGACCAGCAAGAACGCCAGCGGTCTTCACGGATTGGGCCGTGACGAGCGCACTGGTGCTGCTGGTCGTACCAATGTTCACTGAGAACGCCGTCGTGCCCGCAAAGGCAGTCGTGATGTTCACCAGCGCATTGTTGATGACAAAGTTCGACGGAAGCGCACCGAGCGTCAGCGTCACGGTGTCGGTTGAACCGGTACCGAGAGCAACGTCAGAAGCGTCAACGTGGAACTTGTTGGAGAATCCGCGAGATTGTTCTTGCAGCGAAAGCTGCGAGGTATCGGCGCGGGCGATGGTTACTGCTGTATCAGCCATTGTAGTGTCCTTTTATGTTGAGGATTATAGTTTAGCTGGAACCAGCAAATTTGCCGAGACCAAGCGGATTCTTAACCATGAGGGTAAGAGCCGCAAGGATGAACCCACGGCGACCACCACCAAGATCAGGCAACTCATTAGATTCGATACCGAGCATATAGCCCAGACCGACCAATTCTGGATCAATGACGTAACCGCGAGCTTTCTGTTGGCTAGTCGTAGTTGAAGGATCAGCACCATCGAGAATGCCGTTGAACAAGTCAGGCACAATCGTGACAGTGTGGAAGTCACCGACGTACATCGTGACATCCAAATCAATCTGATGCTCGCTAGCATCTTGAGTGACACTGTATGTCTTGGTCGTACCAGAGCTACCTTCGGCACGCTGGAACTTGCTGATAGCCCGCTTGAGCGAGGGACCAGCAAACAGCGTGTACGAACGGCGACCACCGACCTGTTGGAAGATCGACTGAAACACGTCGTTGAAGGCCGACTCAGACAGGGAACCAGTAGCCGTGGTGTCGATGTTAGCCGAAGGCGTACGGAACGCTGCGGGAACGTCGGAACCAGGAGTTGCACTGATCCACTTGCCAAGGGCGCGGGCCTTGTAAGGCGCGGGCGGGGCTTCCTGTTGGCGGTCATTATCGGAACCGATACAGGCTTCGATATCGCGTTTGATTTCACGCATAGCCTTCATTTTGGCATTTGCGACCTCGCTGGACACGCCAGCAACGTCAGAAGCCTCCTGAAGACGCGAAACCATCCACTGTTCGCGGAACTGCTGGACGTAATTGCCCAGACGAGCGCGATTGACGGCTTGATTGGAGAACGCGAGGACATCTTGACCTTCCAGCACGCCACCGAAGTTAACGGCGGAAAGGGTGTCCACTTGCCATTCTTGATACGCATTCGTCATGCGTTTAGTTTTCGAGAAGGTCGAAACCTTCGGAGTATCCTCGGGGGCGAGGATGGTCAGGAAATCTGTGAGGTCTTCACGATCACCGGCAACATTGTAAGTAGTAGATAGAGCCATTGTAGAACGAGTTTAACGGTTGAATTTTGCTTTTTCTTTTGCCAGCAGAAATGCTGCTGCTTCGTTTGCCGTGACGCCACCCTTCTTGGATAATTGGGACCGCATCGCTTCAATCTGGTTGGCTGATTTCGCTGCTGAAGGCATACGAACGTCACCACCATTAGAAGAAACGACTGATTGACTGGACGGAGGACGGTTGCTCATAGCAGTTTTAGGCTTGTTGTCTGTTTTTGCAGCCTTCTGTTTAGCATCGAGGGACCGAAGCCCTTCGATTTGCACTCCAATAATCCAATCCGCATTAGGCAGATTCTTCATCCAGGGCATCTGTGACAATGCTTGTTGGGCGAGGACGTATTCAGGCGCACTTTTGTCTTTCAGATAGGGAAACATCTGATGAGCGACTTGCTGCGACTGCTGCTTCTGCGTCAGGAACTGTGTACGGGCTGGAATGTCATCATCGAGCGTTTTTTCTGCATTACGCAGAATCGCTTTCAACTCACTCCGTCCCAAAACAGTATCGCCAACCTGAATCGGCTCAAAGTCGTCACGATCTAATTGATCTTGGGCAAATCGCTTGGCTTCCTTGGCCTGTTGCTGTAAGGAGGCTAATGCTTGAAAGTCATCAATCTGGGCCAGCGGCACATTGGCAGGCATCTGTGCGGTTGCTGGCTTTTGAGCGGCTTGTTCAGCGGGAGGTGAACTGTTTCTTTCCCCTAGCTGGGACTCAAGCTGCTCTAATCGCGACTCCAAGGCTTTTCGCTTGGCGACTTCTTTACCGATACGTTTATCGATTTTCTTCTGAAGCTCTGGTGTAATATCCTGAGAAGGAACATCAGCTTCACCATCGGGTGTTTCCACCTCTTGGCTTGGCTCGGCAGACTCGGCGGAAGCTTCGTCTGGGTTGACTGAGGTATTTGACGCTGATTCCTGCGTCGGAGCAGTCTGTTCAGTCTGTCGTTGAGCTTTAGCGTTTTCAGACTCGATGTTAAGGAGTCGTTGTGCTGCTTGCGCGACACTCAGATTACTCTTTTTCGGTGCATCATTTTTTGCCTCAGTAGATACTTCGGCTGGCTGTGAAGAAGCGGATTCGACGTTTTCGTTAGACATGGGATTATAGCCCCCAAGGGCCGATAGACTTCATGGCGGATGCCAAGTATCGGTACAAATGCGTGCGCCAACTATACTGTCAACAATAAATATAACAATTTATTTCACCAACTGGAAGCTATTAGGCTCCGCGATCTTCAGCATCGGTCTCTGCTTGCAACAATTGTTGCTGAACAAAGTCATCGTACAGCCCAATAATCTGTGAGTACGCTCGGAGTTCTCCCGTGGATGCAAGAGTCATGCGATCATCTTTAACAACTGCATCTGAACACAGATCAATCATGGTGGAATGCTGCATTTCGCGCAGTTCCTCAATGAAATTCTGAAAGTTATCGTTCCCAACCAAACCAAACATGGTATGACGGAGGTTAGCAAACTTCTCAGTAGAACTCTGATGGGGATTGCGACGTTTCTTCATTGGGAGGCTGTAGCTGCGGTGGGATTGGGCATAGTGGCACCTAGGCGACCAATAACAGCGTTCTGCTGTTGCTGCATCTGGAACTCATACTGTTTCTTACGAGTATCCAGACGCTGACGGAAGGGTTCATCTTGGGCATACCGCTGCTGAATATCAGGCTGCTGCAAATACTGCTCCATGACTTGCAGACCAAATTGCGGAGGAGTGCCAGGCTTGATGTTCTTGGGAATGCCGGCAAAGATCTGCGTAAGATCCTGCTGTTCGTCCTCCACTAGCTGTTGTTGAGCCTGTTGAGCGGGGCGAATGATCCGCTCGGCAATGTTAGGATCAATGGTGGAGATAAATGCGGTGCAGAGGGCGGAATAATCGATGATTCCATCGCGGTCAAGGGATTGCGCGGCCTGAATAATAGCAGTCCATTTCTCGCTCATCCGCTTAAAGTCGGTGGATTGCACGTCCCACGACAAGTAGAAATCAAACTCCTCGTTGATGTCACCCTTGTTAAACAGTTGGAGGTTGGTGTCCTTGACGCCCATGACGCGGAACATAACTTCATCTTGTCCGTACTGCTTGTAGAGCTTCCAAACCTGACGGAACGTGCGGGACAGACAACTGAGGAATTTATCCACCTCAAATTGATTGTAGATGGGATCAATAGCAGGGTCGCCCTCGCGGGACGCAAATCCATTGTACTCCTTAAACGAGGCTTCCAACAACGTCTCGGACGTGTTGGTGTTCATGTCAGGGATAGGACGATCTGCGTAATGGTATTCGTTGGGCCTACGCTCCGAAATCATGGCTCCTGGCCCCCAGCGTCCTGGTGGGCGTCCTTGTGGGTAGCAAATGGGCGGAAGGATGCCTAGAGAGGCCGCGTCAATGCGACTATCTTTATGCGCCTTGATTTGATCCTGCCAAGGCTTGCCTGGTTCTGGTACGCCGCGTGAATCGTGCAACTTGCGGCTAAGGTACTCGCGGCGATACAAAACAAACGGATATTCGCCGTGGGCGTAACCGAGCAGACCTGTTTTCGCGTAGCCGTCATGGTTCTGATCGGCAGGCAGCATCGGGTTAAAGATGGTGCAGTAAATCCCTGGCGTTCCATCTTCGTCTGACAAGCGTTGGTAGGCGTAAACAACGCCAATGCGGTCAGTGAACCGCTGTTGGGTGTAGACGAAGGAACGACTGATAGGTTGAAGATACTCGCTGGGGCTGATGGTAATCAGTTGTCCGCGTACTTTCTGAATGGCAGCTTCCACCCAATTCTCGTCCCAGCCATCGGTCTGGACCAAGGCGCGCAATTGCTCGGCGGTAAAATACTCTACGCGGTAAATCCCTGGCGTGTGCTCAAGGTCCGTAGAAAAGGATGGGATAAAAACGTGCTCATCCAGATTGAAAGCGCGGATGATAGGGTAGGACCGCTCGGGACCGTCCATTGGCACGGTGGTTTCACCTGTGTCGCGCAACTCTTTCAGCATCTTGCCAGCTTTGCCTTTGGAGCAGTCGTACTGCTTGACAAAGATTTCCTTCAGATCGTCGGCTGCGCTCTTGTCTTCCAAGAGGGCCATAATGTCGATAGCAGGGAACTGCTCTTGCAGATCCTGCAAGCGGACGCTGACCATAACCTTCTCTTTGCGCTTCTCCCAGAACTGACCCATGACGGCGATACCTTTTTCGTCCATGAAATTGGCGCACATTTCAATCTCGCGCTCAATTTCGGGGATCTGCGTCTGGATCATCCAACGCATAAAGTTGCTGACAATCTGGCTGCGGGAACCGTCTTCAGAACCTACGGGCACAGCGGTAAGGTTGGAGCGTTTGAACGCCATTCCCTTCATCGCAACTTTCTTGTTGATAATATTATCAACGAGGAAGCAGCGCAAATCGCTGGCACCATCCCACGGGGTGGGGCTTACTTTGCTACCCTCGCGGGAATGCTTTTTGCCATCGGCAGACTGACCGTTCCAGATAGCGTAACGGGTCTCGTAGTTGAGGCGGCATTGGTCGATGAATGGCTGGTTGTCGCGCACGCAATCTTCAAAGGCTTTCTTCAGCAGGTTGAAGTTTGGACCTTCGTTTTCAGACGGGGCCAACTGAAGGCCAGGGTCTGAAGTCATAGATTTGGCATTGCCGTCAATAGAACTCATAGGCTTATGTCACGACTATTGTAGATTTTTAATAAATCAAGCAATCAATAACTCCAAGTCCTATCATCAATCTGTTTATTTGCGTGCGGATCAACGAAGGAACATTGAGAAACGAGCAGATACCGCAGGCAGTCAATAGGATCCTTGCTGGCTTCGTCTTTTCCACCTTTGGCTGTATATTCCTGCAAGGAGTAGATGAGATTTTGACAGCGTTCGCTGATGTAAATCTTGGGCGCGTTGAGAGATGAGATGGGTTTGCTTTCGTCGTAGGAAAACAAGCCATTGATAAGCTGGATGCCGTTCTCGATTTCTACGCCAGGGGCGGGCAGAAAAATCATACCGGCATCGTCAAGCTCGCTGATGATGGTGGTAGCTCCATCGGCAGATTGTTTTTCGGCGGCACCCAAGCGGGGATCAATAAACCGCTCGAAGATAGTTTCCCCTTCCTCGCAATGTTTCATCAATTCAACATAATCGTTGATGCCTCTCTTGGAGCCTTTCTGGGCTGGGCCTGCTTTGCCCTCGGGTCCGGTTCCAGGCAATGCCCAATCGTCGTAGTCGGGCCACTCGCGGTAAACCCACCACGTCCCTGCGGCATCAATTGCTGCCCAAATCATAAACCAATTCTTGGAGCCAGCGGGATCCAGCACCATGTAACGGGTGACATTGTAATCCACGTTGTTAGTCCACGGCAGTTTTTCGTGGGGGATGACGTTGACCTCTTTGTTGAAGCCAGGGAACACGCTGGTCATGCTCTTGGTCGGCACGCCATAGGCGCGGGCAAACACTTCATCCTTGGAGCGACCTAGCAGTTTGTTTCTAAAATCTGAGGTATCGATGAAACTATTATCTTCTGTCCAAAAGTAATAAATGATGGTTCCAGGGCGGGACAACGATTCTTGAACTACGGGAAGATCGCGGCCTACCAGCGGAGCAAAGCGTTTCTCTAGCGTGCGAGTTTTGCCAAGAATGTCTTGCACCAAGGGTGTCCAGCCCGTGAGGGTGGTGAACGTCAGGAGAATGCGCCCGTGGTAGTCGGTAGTGCGGTACTGCAACGTCTCAAACATCTTCTGCGGACATTCCTCGTCGCACCAAATGAGATGCGCCTTAAAACCTTCAGCTACTTGGGCATCGGCTTGGTAGCTACGGTAGTTGCTAAACTTAATGCTGCCTCCGCGACGAAATCCATTAACAGGGGGAAGGATGCAGATGTTGTCGGTAAAGCCATTCTTCTGCGAGTATTGAACGCTGTGATTAAGTCCTTTTTTAGTTGGCAAGTTGCGGATGCCATCAGGCAGGGCGTCCCAGATCATACGCTGCTGATCCTCAATAGACCTGTCCTCGTTGACGTGGTAGGCGCGGACTTCGGCACCAGGGATTGTTCCCGCCGCCCAAACGCATAGACGGGAAGCAATCATACTTTTGGAACTGCGGTTGCCGCCAAGGATAACGTGGTTGGTGTACTTGTCCCAGTTCTTCATCATGGTCTGCCATGACGGAAGGATCCAACCTGCACCTACCGGATTCATCAAAGCGTCGTGATTGCGTTGTTCACGGAACGTCAAGTACTCGGCAAGCTTTTCTTTAGGCCAACTCATCAAAACCGAATCGGGTGGGTTAGAAACCCACGGGATTCCAAAGTCAGGTTTAAAATCATCGCAGTAATGAACATCGCCAAGTGCCATAAGATTACTTCTTTTTCTTTTTTGCTTTTGCCAAGATTCCGTAAGCTAAGTGAATTAACTCCAATTGGTACCAAGTGATAATGCCTTGGCCATCAATGTTGATACCTTTGGCTTCTGCACTGATTGACAGGCGGGCGTATTCCCTTGCGCCCTCAATGTCTGGTTCGACTAACCATTCGTTAATTTTTGTACGAGTAATCATTGGGCAGGGTGAGAGGCGTTTCCTGCAATAGCCAATGATTCTTTTTATCAACACAGCAGGTATTAGAAACGCTAATAACGACAGATGCTGTGAATTTTTAGCTTCAAAGCCTGAGTAATCATTGCAGGTTTATTGCATGGCTACTAAACGAATCCTTATCGGAACTCCTCTTAAGGGAGACATTCCTAAATCCTATTTTCGGACCAGCCTAGTTATGGCGTCCGCCAAGATTCCTGATGTCAAACTAGACTGGATCTTGTTAGATGGTCCTGCGGTGCAGATTGCTCGCAACGAAATTGCAGCCTATGCTATCGAGAACAACTTTGATGAAGTCATCTTTTGGGACAAGGATGTCTTGGCCCAACGCAACGGGGTTGATGTTACTGACAGTGCGTTAATGCGGCTCATCGGGCATGACAAAGATATTGTCACGTCCGTCTACGCCTCTCGGTCGTTGGATACGCATTGGCACGTTACGCCGTTACCTGATGAGGTGGCCAATGAGGAAGGATTGCAGAAAGTAGAACGCGCAAGCATCGGCTTTTCTAAAATCAAGGTAGGCGTGTTTAAAGCTATTGCCTATGACAATCCAGATCGGGTGGCTATGCTGTTCGATCCTAATCGTGCGCCGCGCTCTATCCCTGAACTGTTCCCTATGGAACTCCAAGGGCGCAACATTCCCAGCTATCGTTTGCAGCAAATTAAAAATGCCCTGACTGAGTGCAAGAATGATGATAAGCTGCGGATGCGGATCGAGCGTGAACTGTCTGTGCGCTACGACGAACCCAATGCCTACTTGTCGGAGGACTATGGGTTCTGCAAGCTGGCGCGGGAGTCAGGCTACGACATCTGGATGGATACCCTGATGGTACTGGGCCACGAATCCAGAGTAACGCTGCCCATTGAAACGCCTAAGCTCATGGAAATGCTGTCAGAGCCTTGGCGCAAAGAGGAATTGGCCGTAATCAAAACTCAACTGATCAAACAGAACCAAGAGGCTAAAGAAAAGAATAACAACAACCGCAACTGACCATGAATGCTGATTACAAAGTAATTACTCCTGAGCAACGGTGGCACGCTGGCCGTCAAGCAGAGGCGTTCTTTGGCCTGCTGGATACCTACAACAAACTTGCAGAAGACCATCTGAAGCTACAGGAAGAAGTTAAGAAACTCCGCAAGGCCATCAAGACAGGCAAGCCCGCCTAGTCTTTAA